AGACCCAGCTGTTGCGTACGCTCTCAAGACCCCTAAGCCTTCCACAGCTAAGAAGGTTGTTAAAAATTATATGAATAAGTTCGTAAATAAACTATCAAATGATGAACGCAATATGCTCAAAAAGAAGATTTGTCAACCTTAAAAACCCTCTTCGTACCCTCGTCAACTTCAGAGAGTATCTTAAACTTTGGAGTCTTGACCAGTTTCTCACCACTTTTAGTGACGAATGATTTCATCCGTTCAACTTCACCACGGGGCATTTTCCTGGTGTATTTGAGTGTGACATTCTTGTTTCCAATAGTGAATACAGTTGAAGACATTTTTAATATTTACCTATAATAAAATATGCAGCGCTCAACAATTGTAGTCGCAGTGGTAATCATCCTCGCTGTATTTTTGCTCTACAGGAACAAGACTAAGTCTTTACCTGGTGGTAAAAAGTGGACCATTTACGGAACCAAGGGGTGTGGGTGGACAGTCAAGCAATTAGATTACATGAAGAAGGCTGGTAAGCCCCATGTATTCGTCGATTGTGAAAAAGGTGGATGCGACGGTATGACTGCTTTCCCCACCCTCAAGGGTCCTAACGGGGAGAAGATTGTAGGGTACAATGAGGTTTAAATCATTTATTATTCAAGAGTTGATTGTATCAACTTATCAATAATGAAATATGGAAACTATTTAGAGACCACGTACAATCTGGATGGAAATAGAAAGGATGAAGGCATCAAGGAGGGTGCTAATAGGCTTGAGCACAGAGATGTGCTTGACAAGCGAGCGGTTCCACACGAGGCGGAGAAGGAAAGTGCTGATAAGCACAGTGAGAACGAAGGTGAGAACTTCGGTGAGAACTTCGGACCTGGACTTGGCTTTGGCAACCTCGTGAATCATTTATTACATGTGGATATTTTTTTCTAGGTAAACTACAAATGAGGGCTCTTCCCCTGAGTGGATCAGAAAGTAGGTATACAAACAGGCGGTGGTCGACACCAAAGGGTATTGGAAACAATAATTGTTATGCCTATGCCGTTGGAGACTACGAAGCATATAGGTGGCAAAAGTCCATCCCGGGTGATCGTTCTGGTCTTTCAAATGGAAACCATACCTATACCCACTGTACTGGACTTCCTAAGCGCGTTATTTCTGACAATCCTAAGAGGGTGTACAAGGCGGATGCCAATGAAAAATGCAAAAAAGGTTATTTCAAGGTTATGATGTTTGTTTCGCCTGGAAGACCTATGAACTATATCCGACAAGGGGATTTTCACTTTTACAAGCAACATGGAGTGATTGAATACAAAATCAAACCTGGGGATACTATCAAAGCTGTAGCCAAATTCTTTAAAGTACCTGAATCACGGGTAAAGAAAGGTGGTCAGTTTAAGGTTGGTAAACGTGTAATTTTTAAAGCCAATGTATTCAGTCACAAGCGTGGTTGGGCCACTGGTCCGCTTCTGACTGATGCTAAAGGTAAGGCCATCACCGACCCCCGTAAGGCTTCTAGGGACTATCCAGGTCTAAACTACGAGAAATATTGTAGTTCATTCTGTGTCAAGGACACTGGGATCAAAGTCGGTAGGACTCACCCCAAGGTCCGCTAAGATACTATCAAGGTCTGGTACTTCATCCACATCAAAATTAATGTCAAATAGATCTAAAACCTCAAATATAGACCCCTCATTCAATGACACAGAATTAGCCGTTGCTGTGTAATTGTTTTGTATAGTGACTGTAATTTTAAATTGTGTACCATCTATCACTTTTCGACAAATCGGACATGTATTCTTACCTGTGTTCTTCCATTCCTGTAGACAGTGGGAATGAAACATATGTCCGCACCGGGCTGGAGGGTTGGTCCTCGTACACCGGACTTCATTCAGACATATGGAACATGTTGACATTCTATAGGAAGGTTTTAAAGTTTTTTTCGTGATTTTTCTCAGTTAGTAAATCTTGGATACATCTACGAGAGGCTTGTCACACTTAGCACATGGACCCTTACCTTGTACATCCTCCTGTACCTTGGTAAGGAGCTGGGGACCCTGAGATTGGAGGAGCTTACGGTAAGAGTAGTTGTCCTCGAAAGAAATACCATTTTGCTTCATAACATAGTTGTTAAAGAGCTGAGCTGAAGAGTTTACGGTGAAGCACCGACCATCGGCCATACCAAGTCGCTGCGACATATTGTTAATATACACCTAGAATTTTATTTGCCTGTTGGTAATTGTCCTCATCCAAGAATTGAACCCTTTTTCCTTGAGAATTTTGACAAAAGGATCACATCTATATCCCAAATAAATATCAAATACATCAGTTTCTTCTGTGCGTGACACTCGAATCTGGGGATTTTCATTTATGTGATTGTTGATGATGTTGTAGGCAAATGCAATCTCCTTGAGGGTCTCCGCCCCTGTAATGATAATTTTACCGGTACTAAAAATACTGGTAGTAATCTCCTTCATATCCTCTGAAGGTTTGAACTTGATCTTCACTGCAGAATACCTATCTGGCTCAAAAGAAACCTTAAAAATGTCATCATACTCCTCAAACCAGTCGGCAACCTTCATGAGGTTGATATTGTAGTTGAGACTGAAGTTGGAGTTAATCATAACAACACGGAATGAATCCACTGGTACTTCAATTTTCAAACCCAAAAAAGTTTTGAAAATATGAACAAGTTGGGTGATAATACGTTTGCAATCGAAGAGATCGCAACAACCCGCCACTTGGATCGAACCGTTGGGGAATACCTTCACAGACTTAGTACTGTAGGTGTCGTGGTATGTTAAGGTCACCTGATTGTAGAAAGTCGTCGGTTTCAATTTCCACTCAAAACCATCTGTTTTGGTACCCACACGTCTCATCTTATAGGAACCAATTTCTTCGAATAAACGTCGAAGTCGTTTTATATCAATCTGTTGGATAAAGCTCGACACCATAGTGATTGTCGTAATCTTTATCCATGAGGGTCTAGTCTCATCTGGTAAATCTTTTCGTATCTCATCGAGAGTGAGGAGATACGAAAAGCTATTATTTGCAATAGTTGAATACATTTTTGGACATACTTTTTATATGATGTGAGATTCACTTAGGTGTTTAAAGATGAGACTCTCCATTTAAGTACATGACCTCTTTCCTTAAATCTGCAAAGCATGTTCTTGATGTGGAGTCTGACCTCTCATATGTTGAGATTGTCTATGACAGGTACACGAGAAATAAGGGATACTCGACCTTCACAGATTACCTCAATACAGAGCCTTTCGCTGATTGGGTATCATTAGAGTCTGATGATCACTCAATTATTTACGAGAAGTTTCTTGATACAATGGTTAAGAAGACCCTAGAGGTGAGACAGCGTATGGCTGAACTTTTACTCGAAAGTTTCTTAACTTACGACCAGGATATTCGTAAGTATGTGCGTGTAGCCCACGCAGTTAAGATTCTAGATCCAACATTCCAGCCACCTCGTATTAATATGGAGAGTGCTTGGCAAGTGGAGTTTATTAAGAAGTTTTGTAAGAAATCAATAATAGATTCAATTCAAGAATGTAAAAAGAAGTCACGTCTCAAGTATTTCTTCAACGTACTAAAATTAATAGAATTAGAGCAATAAGAATAGAAATGAACATTAATTGGGTTGTCGTATTTTTACGCTCAACACCAACAACAACTGGTTCCCTCTCCCTGCCACATCCAAGTCCGTAATCAATATTACGACGGGGTTGAACATTCCTGTCTATTTGACAGGGTTGTTTCTCAGGTTTGCATAATCCAACTGTACAAAAAACACTTTTACCAGTGGTTGGAATACCCCCACTTTTAGGAACTTCTTGAAAATCTTCAAAATTACTCGTCTGTCTCACACCTCCTGGAAGGGAGAAATCGTGTTGGACAAATGGGTTTACATCATTAATTGCATCCTCGTCATTGAGCATAAACTCACTCATTATTGTTATTACTTCAGATTATATTTCTTATCCACCATCTTGATTTTGTGTTCATCCCACATCTTGTCTAAATCGACATTTAGCATATGTGCCAATTGAAAGAGATAACTGAACACATCACCCATTTCCATCATAACATCTGTTCCTCTCTCCTTTTTTAGATTTGTCTTCTTGTATGTCTTCTTATATTGTCGAATTGCGGATGCGAGTTCACCAACTTCTTCTGTCAGGAGAAGCCATACTGTATCTATGGGGGCACGATCCCACCCCTTAGACCTGCACACTTTTTCTGTTTCACATTTGTATTTATTAAGACTCATACTTATTCTACAGGAGACTCAAAGCTTTAATTGATTCCAATCTTATTGTTATAACCAATTTTATTTCCAGTAGTGCTAGTATTTAGAGGTCGATCCATGGGTGTGCTAATAGTATCGATATCCTCAGCATAGGCAATATATTGAGATACACCAGTTTGAATTTGAGACATGGCTGAAGATATGACCTTGGTGTTCATATACTTAACCTGTTCATTGACTTGAGTGTATTGATCACCCGAGTTGTTGATAAATACAACACGCATCATGGCGAATAAATCATCAGGGTTCTGGTAATCTATGGAAATGCCAGTCTTATTTTTAAACGCCTGACGAATTCCACGTTGAAGAAGATTCTTGTTGAAATCCGAAAAGAACAAAGTGTTCAGTGGGGTCTCACACTGCTGAATAGAATTAAGGTGGAGGTTATCACACATTTAATATAGTCTCCGAAAAAAATTGTCTGTACATATTAAATGTTGACCATGTCCGACTTCGATGAGGCCTACGCCAACAAACCCAATAATGTTGAACAAATTCCATGCAAGGCTCCCAAGTGCTTCGTGGGTTCTTATCCTCCTGTGGCCAAGGCTGGTGAGACCGGTCCATTTTTCGTAAACACTTACCTTCTTCAACCCAATCGCAAAATGGAAGTGGCGGGAACAGTTTCTGTTCGAAGTGCTGACCTCGAGTGTAAAAAATAAGGTTAAAAATAAAAATTGAAGAGAATGTATATGAGGGTCATTAAACGCTCAGGTCGTATTGAGGATATGAGATTTGATAACGTCACCAATAGGATCAAGAATTTAACGTCTGGACTTTCAGACAAATGTGACTCTCAAAAAATTGCTCAACAGGTTTTTTCATCAATGTATGATAACATCACCACACAGGAAATAGACGTTCTCTCTGCTGAAATTTGTATTGGTTTGATTACGTCAGACCCAGACTATGAAGTTCTCGCAACTCGTATTATTGCGAGCAATATTCATAAAGTATGCCCTAACAACTTTCATCTCGCAATGCGAAAGCTTCAGAAGGCGAATATTATCACAGATGAAGTCGTTGAGGTTGCTCAACAGGTAAAAGAACATATTAAAACCGACCGAGATTTTGACTTTGGTTATTTCGGTTTAAAAACTCTCGAAAAAAGTTACCTTCAAAGGGTTGAAGGAAAGTTGATTGAAACTCCTCAATATTTGTTTATGCGTGTTGCTATTGGTATTCATGGTAAAGACATCCCAGCTGTTCTCGAAACCTACGACAATATGTCCCAAGGTTTCTTCATCCATGCTACACCTACTCTATTCAATGCGGGTACACCTCGACCTCAGATGTCCTCTTGTTTTCTGATTGCGAACAAGGGTGATTCAATTGATGGGATTTATGGCACACTGACAGAGTGTGCGCAGATTTCAAAATGGGCCGGGGGGATCGGACTTCATGTCCACCAGGTCCGTGCTAATAAATCAAGGATTAGAGGGACTAATGGTAAATCTGATGGAATCATTCCAATGCTTAGGGTCTTCAACGCCACGGCTCGTTATGTAAACCAAGCTGGTCGTCGTAAGGGTTCGATTGCGGTCTACATTGAGCCATGGCATGCAGACATCATGGATTTCTTGGAACTTCGTCTCAACCAAGGTGATGAGGAGGCACGTTGTAGGGACCTTTTCAGTGCTATGTGGATTCCTGACCTCTTCATGAAGAGGGTTGAAGAAGGTGGTAATTGGTCTCTCTTCTGCCCTGATAAGGCTAAGGGTCTTTCTGATGTATACGGTGAAGAGTTTGAGGCTCTCTACACAAAGTATGAAGAGGAGGGTCTAGCTAATGAAACTGTACCAGCTACAGAAGTTTGGAAGGCTATTCTTAAGAGTCAAACTGAGACTGGAACTCCATACATGTTATACAAGGATGCGTGCAATAAGAAGTCCAACCAAAAGAACCTAGGAACTATTAAGAGTTCTAACTTGTGTACTGAAATCCTTGAGTATACAGACAAAGATGAGACCTCTGTGTGTAACTTGGCGTCTATTGCACTTCCAAAATATGTAAACAAGGAAACGAAGACATTCGACTATGACAAGCTCCATGAAGTCACTAAGACTGTAACTAAGAACTTAAATCGAGTTATTGATAGGAACTTTTACCCAGTTGAAACTGCTCGTCGCTCTAATATGAAGCATCGTCCAATTGGTCTTGGTGTTCAGGGACTCGCAGATGTTTTCATTCTATGTGGTCTTCAATTTGACTGTGAGGAATCCCGCCTTATGAATGCACACATTTTTGAGACTATTTATCATGCCGCACTTGAAGCGAGTTCGGAGTTGGCTGAGATAGATGGTTCGTATGAAACTTTTAAGGGTTCTCCAGCTTCTGAAGGTATTCTTCAACCAGATATGTGGGAGGGTGAAACCAAATTTAGTGGTCGATATGACTGGGATGCTATGCGTGAAAAGGTAAAAACAAAGGGTCTTAGAAACAGTCTCCTTCTCGCTCCCATGCCTACAGCCT